TCGACGCATTGCTACGTGTGCAACTGGGGCCGATCGTCGAGCGCCTGGCGGAAATGGAGGCCCAGCTCGAAGATCTGTATCGACGCGCGGAAAGTTTCTGTCGGATTGGCATATGCCAGGAGGTCGACGCCGCCAGCAATACCTGCAAGGTCAGTCACGGTGATCTGCTCAGCCCGGCCATCCGCTTTTTCAACCCCAGTGCCGGTGCGCAGAGCGAAACCCGCATCCCATCGGTGGGCGAACAATGCCTGCTGTTCAACTACGGCGGCGGGGAAGGAGGGGCGCAGTCCGTGGCTTTGTTCGGTCTCAACAGTAGCCTCTTTCCGTCCGTATCCAGCGTCGCTTCGCTGACCCGACGACGCCATCAGGACGGCACCCAGAGCGACTACGACGACGCCAGCCACGTCTTCAACTGGGTTAATGGCCCAACCACATTCAGCGGCTCCCGCGAGCAGGTCGACGTCAATGTCGGCGCCGCCTGCCTGACGATGAACGCCCAGAGCATCACCCTGCAACTCGGTGCCACCGGCTTATTGCTGGATGCCGCCGGGGTGCATTTGAGCGGCCCGGTAGTGGATCACCAAGGTCGCGTGATCAGCAGCGCATAAGGATTTGCCATGATCGGAATCGATAGGAACACCGGCGCAGCCGTCGACGACTGGCTGCAATTCGTCCAGCGCGCCACCCGAGCGCTGACCACCCCCGTGGGCACGCGCCAGAAGCGCCCCTTGTACGGCTCGATGATCCCGCAACTGCTCGGCCAGAACCTCGGCGACGACCTGTTGATCCTCGCCCAAAGCCACGCCGCGCAAGCTTTCTACAACACCCAGAACGGCATCGCCGACTTCCAGCCCCAGGTCATCGTCGCCACCCGCCAGGGCGCAGGTTTGTTGCTGCGTTTTGCCGGCACCTGGAAAAACCGCCAACAATCCTTCGAGGTCGTGACATGAGCATGTTGATCCCTGGCCAGAACCAACTGGCGGAACCGGCGATTATCGCGGTGGATGAGTTCGAGCCGTTGCTGGCCGAGTTCAAGGCGTTTGTCATCGACTACGTCGCCATCCGTGCGCCGCAAAGCGCGGCCAAACTCAAGGTCAGCCTCGACAATGAAAGCGAACTGCTGACCTTGGCCCTGGAGGCATTTTGCGTACGCTTGCAAACCCACGAGCGCAAATACAATGCGCGCATCAAACAGATGCTGGCGTGGTGGGCCACCGGCAGCAACCTGGATGCGCGCCTGGCCGATATGGGCCTGGAGCGCCAGGTGCTGGACCACGGCGACCCGGCTGCTTTCCCGCCGGTGCCGCCGACCCTGGAAAGCGACGACGATGCGCGCCTGCGCTATTACCTGGCGCCCCATGCGCCGGCGGCGGGGTCGCGCATGCAGTATCGCCGCGAGGTATTCACCCTTGGCGAGCGGCCGTCGGTCAAGGTGCAGAGTGCGACACCGGGTGTGGTAACTGTCAGCTACAGCTTTGATCCGGACGGTTATGCCGCTCGAATCAAGGACGGCAATGGGCGGCGCACTGCCCCCGGCGAAGTGATGGTCACCGTGCTGTCCAGGGACGGCGATGGCAGCGCTTCCGCCGATTTGCTTGACGGCGTACGCCGACATTTCGCACGACCTGATGTACGACCGGAAACCGATCTCGTCACCGTCCAGGGCGCGCAGATTCAACGTTACAAAATCCGCGTGATAGCCAGGATCAATGCCGGCCCGGATTCGGGCTTGACCCAACTGGCGGCGCAGCAACTGCTGCAAGCCTACGCCGACTCCTGTCACCGCCTGGAAGGCCGAGTGGATCCGAGCTGGATCGACTACGCCATCCACAGCGCCGGTGCCGCGCAACTGCAGATTCTCGAACCGCTGGAACCGATCATCAGCACGGCGTTCCAGGCCCCGTATTGTACGGGCGTCGAGGTGGAGGTACGCACGCTATGAGCGAACCCAAAGCGAGCCTGTTGCCCGCCAACAGTTCACCGCTGGAGAAGGCCCTGGACTTGGGTTTCGGCCACTTGCTGGAACGGGTCATGCCGCCGTTTCCCGAGCTGATGAACCCGGATCGCACACCGGCGGCGTTCTTGCCCTACCTGGCGGCAGATCGCGCGGTCAACGAATGGAGCACCACGGCCCCTGAAGTCGAGAAACGCCTGACTGTCAAACTCGCCTGGCCCACCGCCCGCCAGGCCGGCACTCGCCAGGCCCTGGAAAACGCCGCCAAGGGCCTGCAACTCAGCCCCGAAGTGCGCGCCTGGTATGAGCAGAAACCGCCGGGCGTGCCCTACAGCTTTGCCGTACGGGCCTGGACCGAATTGCCCTACAGCGAAGCCATCGACGCCCGACTCGACCGCCGCCTGGCCGACGCCAAAAGCGAGCGCGACATCCTGTCGATCTCCGTGGGCCTGAGCGCATCGGGCCGCCACTTTCTCGGCGCGGCGACGCTGTGCGGCGAACTGACGACGATCTATCCCCGCGTGCTGGCAGGGGTCGAGGCCTCGGGTCGCGCCTTTGTGGCGGCCGCTCTCTACACCGTCGAAACCACCACCCTTTATCCACAGGAGCACTAAATGGCTGACTATTACACCCTGCTCACGAACGCGGGGATCGCCTACGAAACTGCCTGCAAGGCGGCGGGCATCCCCATCAAACTGGCGCAGATCTCCGTCGGCGACGGCAACGGCGCCGTCTACAACCCCGACGCCAGCGCCCAGGCCCTTAAACGCGAAGTCTGGCGTGGGCCGTTGAACGCGCTGTTCCAAGACGAAAAAAACGCCAACTGGCTGATGGCCGAAGTCACCATCCCGTCGGATGTCGGCGGCTGGTATGTGCGCGAGGCAGGGCTGTGGACAGATACCGGGATCTTGTATGCCATCGTTAAATATCCGGAGTCGTATAAGCCAGTGTTGGCGACGTCGGGGTCGGGGAAAGAGTTTTATATTCGATCGATCTTTGAAACGAGCAATGCCGCGATCGTGACGTTATTGATTGATGACACGGTGGTGAAGGCGACTCGGGCTTGGGTGATGGATTACCTGGCGCAGCAGTTGGCGAAGGGGACTTATTCCAAGGCTGAGATTGAGGCCTTGATTGCCAAGGCTTCGGCGTTGCCGGTGGGGGCGATGGTGCCGTTTCCGTTGGGGAAAGTTCCGCCTGGATATTTGGAGTTGGATAACAGTTTGTTCAAGGATGATCTTTATCCGGATCTTGCGGCTTATTTGGCGAAGAAATTTAACTTGGCTGATGACGCTGCGGGATATACCCGTTTGCCAGAGTCACGTGGCGAGTTTTTCCGAGGTTGGGATAATGGTCGAGGAGTAGATGTTGGACGCGTGCTGGGAAGTCTGCAGGCGGATCAGTTCAAGTCTCATACTCACGGGATTAAGGTTAGGGAAGCGGCTGCAGGAGGAGGCTTTACTACCCTTTACCCGAATGGCACACAAATTCCTGACGACAGCTTCATCCAATCCGAAGGGGGGGCCGAAACCCGACCTCGGAATTTGGCAGTGATGTGGTGCATCAAGGCTTGGAATGCCTCCATCAATCAGGGGAATATAGACGTATCCGCTCTTGCTCTTGAGCTTAAAAAAATCAAGGCACTGTTCATCACCAGTAACTATAAAAAGCTATCGGTATCCTCTACCGGAACTAATGCGATTGTTACGTTAAGAGCTGAAAAGTTGGTTGTTGGTAGTGGAAATGCTGCTCAGGCACTCGGGAGTGTTGACCTTTCTGTGAACCTACAGACCTCGGGACTTGGCGGGTTGGATACGGGGGCAGTCGCAGCATCTAGCTGCTACGGTATTTGGGTGGCTACAAATGGGGATGCAATGGCTGCTGTTGCCGCACTGATGCCGGTTGTTCAGGGCGCAACTAAAGTTGGCTCGCCGATCATTACCGGCCTTTCCAGCACTGCTTCATTACGCGTCGGAATGACATTTTGCGGTGTGGCCTTCCCTTGGGGGGTAACTATTAAATCCATTGACTCCGCTACTCAAATTACGTCAAGCCAGCCTGCGGTGACGACAATAGCGGCTGACTACTTGCGGTTTGTCTATGAGCCTGTTCTGCCCGCGGGTTACATGGCGAGTCGCTTCAGCACAGTTTTTACTGACGCCACCGCTAATAAGTTTCCGCTTTCCTTTATTCAGTTGAATAAAGCAATTCGCTTACGAGTAGCCCCTGGCACCAATGTTGTGTCATTGCCCACGCTTGCCGGTGGTATCCAGGGGCAGCCGATGCATCCGCCGACTTTTGTCCCGGTAGCCCTTGGAGGCTTCATTCCGCCTACAGCATCAAAAATCGCACTGACGCTTACCGGCTACATTTCGGGCAACTCTGTGATCGCTGCGCCAAACCCTTCTCACAACGGCGTGAGCGCGACATCGACATCTGCGTCGCCTCTGCATATTAGCCAGGGTTACAACGCGGCTGCGACTCATGCTTCAGTCAGCGGTGAACTTGTGCCAGAGCGGGCTTATATCTACTACGCATCAAGTGCGACTCCGTCTGGAGTTTTGTTGGAAGGTTGGGAGGAGGACCTATGAGCGGATTTGCAGTGCGTAACGATGGGGCATCAGGTTTTCGCGCGGTGAACAGTATTGATGAGCTGTATTTGTACGAGGTTTTCTCACTTCTTGAGCCTTCGGTAATGGCATCGCAGCCGCCAACTATTGAGGAACTGAGTGCCTCGGCCAAGAACCAACGTGACAAGCTATTAGCCATTGCTGCAAACCGCATGGGTCCTTTACAGGACGCTGTTGATAGCGGTAGGGCAAATGATGAGGAGCTAACACGCTTAGCTCTCTGGAAAGACTACCGAATTGACCTTAATCGTATCGAAACCCAAGAGATGTTCCCTGCGGAAGTTCAATGGCCAGTTTCTCCTGATGACGCTTTCGAAATGCTACTCAAATAAACGCACACACTGACGGGACGTTTTCATTCCCCATCTCAATACCTACCGCTATGAGCGGTTTTTTTTCGCCCGGAGATTCCCCCTTATGCCCACCCGCCAAACCTACACCGTCCTCATCCCATTCCCCACCGGCGCCGGCCATTGGTCCTCCGTCGGCCAGGAGTTGGACTTGCTGGACGTCGAAGCAACCGCCCTGCGCACCGCTGGACGTCTGGAACTCACCAGCGTCTTCAACGCAACTCCGGCCAAAAAGGCCATTACCAAGAAGGCTGATTAACCATGGCTGAAGTCCTCAACTTCGAGCACAACGGCATCACCGTGAATGCCACCGAATCCCCCGAGGCCATGGGTGGCCTTGGTGACAATGTGATCGGCCTGGTCGGCACTGCGCCGAACGCCCATGGGTCGATTCCGAAAAACGCCCCGTTCCGTATCAACAGCTTCACCACCCAGGCGCTGCTGGACCCGACCGGCGCCGAGACCGGCACGTTGTTCCACGCGGTGTACCAGATCCTCAAGGTGGTGAAGGCGCCGGTCTACGTGGTGATCGTGGAGGAGGGCGCCACCCCGGCTGACACGATCAATAACGTGATCGGCGGCGACGAGCCGGTCACCGGCCGCAAACTGGGCCTGGCGGCATTGGCCAGCGTCCCCGAAGACCTGACCATCATCGGTGCCCCAGGCTTCACCGGCACCAAGGCCGTGGCAGGTGAGTTCGCGGCCTTCGGCAAGCGTGTCAAGGCCCGTGTGGTGCTGGATGGCAAGGACGCATCGGTCGCCGACCAGGTGACCTACAGCGGCGAACTGGGCGGTGCCGACCTCGGTTTCGACCGGTGCCTGCTGGTGCACAACATGCCGTCGGTGTACTCCAAGGCGGCGAAGAAAAACGTGTTCCTCGCGCCGTCGTCCCTGGCTATCGCCGCGTTGGCCAAGGTCAAGCAGTGGGAAAGCCCAGGCAACCAGGTGACGTTCGCCGAGGACGTTTCCCGCGTGGTCGAGTACAACATCCTCGACACCTCCACCGAAGGCGACCTGCTCAACCGCTACGGCGTGAGCTACTACGCCCGCACCATCCTCGGCGGTTTCTCGCTGCTGGGTAACCGCTCCATCACCGGCAAGTTCATCAGTTACGTCGGCCTGGAAGATGCGATCAGCCGCAAGCTGGTCAAGGCCGGCCAGAAAGCCATGGCCAAGAACCTCACCAAGTCCTTTATGGATCAGGAGGTCAAGCGCATCAACGACTGGCTGCAAACCCTGGTCGCCGACGAAACCATCCCCGGTGGCAGCGTGTACCTGCACCCGGAATTGAACAGCGTCGAGAAGTACAAGAACGGCACCTGGTTCATCGTCATCGACTACGGCCGCTACGCGCCGAACGAACATATGGTTTATCAACTCAACGCCCGCGATGAAATCATCGAGCAGTTCCTGGAGGACGTTCTCTAATGTTTACCAATCGAATCAGACAGGCCATTGCGGCCACCCTTCAAGGCTTGCCGTTGTCCGCGACGGTCAACTCGTTCACGCCACCGAAGATCGACTTCGATATGGAGTCGATGACCGGCGGACGCTTTATCGGCGAAGAAATGGCCAAGAGCGCCAAGGTGTTGAACGCGATCCTGGAGCTGCAAGGCGCAGGTCCGGAAATCATGCTTGCCCTGGGTGTAACCCTGGGTGAGGACATCCTGCTCAATGTCCGTGAAGCCGGCCAGGACCAGGACGGCAGGACGTATTTCACCTACCACACCGTTGGCGGCAAGCTGAAGTCTCTGAGCGAGACCGCGCTGAAGATGGGTGAGAAACCCACCACCACCCTGGAGCTGTCCTGCCGCACCTATAACCGCCTGGAAAACGGCATCTCGGTGATCGACATCGACGTGCGTACCCAGAAGTTCGTGCTCAACGGCGTCGACATCCTCGGCGATGCGCGCCGCGCCGTGCTGATGCCTTAACCCACGGGGGCGGGCCTGCTCGCCCCCCCACTTCTCCAAGGAATTGCCCCATGGCCTGGATGCCACCGCTGCACATTCTGCTGTCCCCGATCACCGCCGACACTGGCGCGACGATCGAGCAGATTCAACTCAAGCCGCTGTACTACGCCGCGCAAAAAGATGCGCTGGCCCGGGCCGGTGACGACGAGGACGATCAGTTCTTTGAACTGGCGAAACTCGCCACCGGCCTGTCGGAAAAAGAACTCGACCAACTCAAGCGCCCGGACTACGTGACCATCGCTCAATACGTACACGAGATGTCGACACGTCCTGCGTCGTTCTTCCTCGACGAGTCCCACACATCCCCCCACGACCAGCCCGTGTCACTGCTGCTCCCCCTCGACGCCGCCGGTCGTTCCCTGACCGCGCTGGCCCTGGAAATGCCAGCTCTGCGCGCCACCAAAGTGATGAAAAAACTCGCCACCAACAAAGAGCGCGCCGAGTTCATCACCGCCCACTGCACCGGCCTGATGATCCCCGACCTCGCCAGCCTGACCGTGCCCGACTGGACCGAACTGCAGGAGCGCATCGACGATTTTTTAAATCAACCGGCGGCCTTCTTTCGCAACGCGACATCGACGTGATCCTCGATGTGGTGCCGCTGGTGTATTCGGTGAATGAAGCGGAGATCCTCGATTGGGACGCCGCAAAAGCATTGCGCCGCTATGACATTGCGATCACTCGCCTTGGCGTCAAACAGGAGTAGAGCGGGATGCAAGAGACTCAATATGGGATCAAGCTCGCCCGGGAAGACTTGCGCTGGATGTTCGGCGAGGCGGATCTGGGCAATGCGCTGGCCCCGTTTTCCGCAAGCGCTGCGGCGCCTGTAAGCCTGGCGGCGGCATCGGATCCGCAGTTTGCGCTCGGCCCAGCGTTGGCCACGCTCAGTGTGGATATCAACACCTTGACGCAGGAGCAAGTGCGCTTGCGTGAAACGTTGGAGACGCTCAACAGTTCGTTGTCCAACCCGAGTCGTTCGATCAAAGCCCCAGACCCCGAAGCCGATGCCCCACTGGTCCAGGCGTTCAAATGGGCGGGGGAAGGCTTGGCAGACTCGGTCAGGACCAAGGTTTCGGACAAGGTCATTGAGGGGACGCTTGGCCGGATTCCGGTTGTCGGTGCGCTGTTCAAAGCAGACAGCAAAGGTAATGACGCGTGTTGCGCGGGCATCAGCGAAACCTTGCGCGGACGCGAGCGTTTTGCTCCACGCAACACCGCCACGAAGAGGCGTGCTCGGCCATCAAGGGGGGCCCCCTCAAAAAAAACCTCAGGTTCCGGTAACAAAACCATGGGGTTTACTGCTACGGCCCGCAGGCTTGGCCCCCTGAAATATGCCGCCGTCGCCATGGACGTGATCCAGAGCGCACGCAACGGCGACGCAAAAGCCATCGGCACAGGGCTGAGCACCGCTGGGGCAGCCTGGGCCGGCGCTTCCGCCGGAGCCGCCATCGGTACGCTGATTTTCCCCGGCGTCGGCACTGCCGTCGGCGGCGCAATCGGAGGCTTGCTCGGTAGTGAGGCGGGCGCGTGGCTAGGCGACAAACTGTTCGGCTCAACCGATCG